AGTATCCTGATGCTGCCAACTTCGAGGAGTATCCTGATGCTGCCAACTTCGAGGAGTATCCTGATGCTGCCAACTGCGAGGAGTCGCCTGATGCTGCCAACTGCGAGGAGGGGTCGCTGCTGCTATGCGAATTTTCGTCCACTGCGGCCGTGGACGAAGTGGCTTTCTGAAGATCCGAGACCTCTTTTTTTATTTTCGCCGCATTGCACAAAAATTCGCATAACAACGCAGCGATAGTCGCAACTCTTTTTACGATCCCAGACTGGAACTTAACTTTTCCGCCAAGCTCAATAAGTTGGGAACGGTCGGTCTCAACGATCAGTGCCTTTGCGCTCACCGACCAATCAAGCAATCCCCAATCTCCTTGGCCTTCCAATAGGCCGTGAAGCCCATGGCCGCACTCGGGAGATGGATTAAAGTCTGGAGCCGATACAGGGCCTTCCTTTGGCCATTGAAATCCTTTGTAGGATTTCAGATCTTTATTGCACGTTCGGAGTATTAGGACTGGATCTTTGAATTCGGGCTCTGGCAGCTTTTCTTCAATTTTTTTAGCAGGTTTTTTCATGGTGTTTTGGGTTTTTATGTTGAAACAAATGGCATCACTTTTTCTTTCCCTTCTTTGCGGGAGCAGGCCCTCCCATGGCATCCAGGAACTTCAGAATTTGTCCGGAATCAGCGGCGCGACCTCCATGGGCGGTGAGATGCTTGAGAGCCGAGGTGAGAGAGGAGCGCACGGCCCCCGCTCGGGAGTCATAGGCTGTGGAGTTGACGTTCGGGAAATAACCTCCTCTTCCCTTGTTAAAAATGCTCACATGGTAACCGGCGTGGAATCCCTTCGCGGAACGAGCCACAGAAACTTCAACTTCACACTTAGGAGATCCCTTGAAGATAAAGGTGGCCCTGTCCGGATTGGTGCAGATTTGCTTTGAGTTCCACTCGAAGTCCTCTGGCGTTTCCTTTTTCCCTTCCCATTCGAGGCTTTCTCCGAGTTCGGCGGCTTCCTTAGTTGCCGCCAGTTCCCGATTAAATTCCTCTTCCACCTGTTTTCGAACCTTCTTGGGGTCAATTTTGAAAATTTTGTGGCAAGACGCCAGAAAGGCATCTTTGGGATCTCCATCCCATTGAATGGCTAGAGCCAGCGTGGCATCCACCAGGAGCACAAAGGGGTCCGCATCTTTTGCAGGCTGCTGGGGATGAAGGTCGTTCATCTCCCCAAGCAGATCCCAAATAAGAGTGGTAGCAGCAGGGCTGAAACGCTTCGCCTCGATCTCAGGAGCCATGCGAAGGATCTCTGCTCGGCACGCAATCTCCACCCTCTTTTGGATCTCAATTTCTAATATCCGAGCTTCATTGGCCTCTTCCTTTTTGTAGTTGGGAATAAAATCCTTGGAGGTGCTCCGTTGGGGTTTACGAAAAATCCTCTGATCCTCTGGCTTTTCCTTTTCAGCATCCCGGGCGGCTTCGAGTGCCAGATCCCGCTTCACCAGTTCGTGCACGGCGCCTGCTGCGTCCTTGGCCAAGATAACGGGGACGCGCCCTCCAATTAGCTTCTTCCATGGTTCGGCCTTCTTGACGCCCTGGCGAAGATCAGTTTCATCCGGAGAATCCCCAAGCTCCACGAATCCAGAGTTCCACTGCAATTTTCTGCCTGTGTAGTCGAAAACCTTTTTTGCATCGTCACGGGACATCGCCTCAATGCCGCGCTCTGGATCCGTAACGCTCTGGGACCAATGCTCGTGGGCCTTCTCCTTCTTCATCCGGAAACATTCTGGATTCAGGCAAACAGGATTTCGGTATGCATCCTCCATGTCGGAGATGTTGAGAGAATTGTGCGGGCAGTCACCGCACTCTCCTCCACCGTTTCTTTCCCCGCTTACTTCATCAAAGAAAACTGGGACAAGGCTTTCATCTTCCCGGTCGAAATCGACTCCAGCCAGGGAGATCATGCATTCATCCCGGATGATCCTATCGAGGAGTCGATAAGGTAAAGGAGCCAAGCCGTCGATTGGTTTGAGCACCCGCTTGGTCAAATCGTCGCGAACAATCCTGGAGGGGATTTTTGCAAGAAGTCTGGCATGAGAAAACGAGATCTCTCCATTCTCAAGAGCAACCCCTGCAGGGGTGCCAAGGAGATTGAGAATAGAGATCCGTTGGCGGATAAACTCCTCGGTCCTTCCGATCCTGAGACCTAGGGCAGCGAGTGGTTTCTTTTCAGTCTCACCTAAAATCTTGATGAGTTGTTTCATTCCCTCTGCTTCCTCAAGCGGGGAAAGGTCCGATCTCTGGAGATTCTCAATAAGCTGCATCTCCAGAACCTCCCGTTCGGAGAGATCGTCACGGATGAGAACGGGAACTTCAGTGAGTCCTGAGAGAGAAGCTGCGCGAAGGCGGCACTCACCTGAAATCAGTTCGTAGGCGATTCCAGCCGCAATCCTTCCCGGGTCAACGGAGGCCCTCACCAGGAGAGGGTTTAGGATTCCATGAGCACTGATCGAGGCCGAGAGTTCGGAAAGGTACTCATCCCTAAAAATCTTTCTGGGATTCGTCTTGGAGGGGGCGATCTGGTTGACAGGGATGAATGAGAGATTAATCGGTTTTGATGTCATGGTTTGAGGCTTTGGATCGTTTTAAAAATTTCTTGCCGCCCTTTCTGTTGCAGTTCCCTTTCCGGTGGCGGCGATAACTCTCTGATGCGGCTTGGGATTTCTGGCCCGGCAGCTTGCTGCCGGTCATTCCGGAAAGACTGATTTCGCGGGAGATCCCCTTGCAGCGCCATGAATGGGCTCCTGCGGTCTCTCCGTAGAAATAGCCCAGCTCGTGCATCGTCATCTTGTTCCAGGGCTCGATATGGCAGGCACGGCCACAGGCAGCCATCTGCTTGAGCATCTGGGCAGGATGGGGGCCGTGTGCTCCTAGAAACCGGAAGAATGCCTTAATCCCGGTAATCCGCTGATGAATGTCGTACTCGGTAGGAGCCGAATCCTCCCCATCACTTTCAGCTGCAATTATCTCATCAAAAGGGAGGTCAACATAGACCGGCTCCCAACCCGTACGGTTGTAAAAACGGGTCAAGGCTCTGTTTGCCTTTTCATCCAGTTCACGGAATCCGGCCTTCGCGGTCATGATTGAACCCTCCGAAGGCTGAATTTAGGATTTAGGATAGCTTCCAGAAGTAGGAGCGAGGGGATCGAATGAAAAGGGAGGTGGGAGGCACCGACAGCACACTTTGCCTTCTCCTTTCGGATACCGTGCAGCGATGCCTCCCGTTTCGGGTGGGAATTCCGTTTCATTTTGCCCTCCTTTGTCTCGCTCGGATTCGAGACATACCTGCTAACCGTTTAGCATGGGCGCGGCGGGTGATTTCATGATGGATGGAAAGCTTTAATTGGATCAAAGAATCCCAAGTGGCCTGAAGTGGAAATGGAGTTAAGGCAACCTCTGCGAGGTAGTCTGCCTCATGGGCAGAGATCTTCGGGAATTCTGAGAGAATCTCCCTCGCAAGAACTAATATCCTGATTGCGTTCGCCATTACTAAAGCGAAGGAAGCATGAGGGTTATCGTTTCGTATCCCCTCCCAAATCTTTTCATTGGTTCGAAGGGGTGGTAACATTTCTACTGGCCTACGCCCCTGTGTACGGCAGCGTGCTAGGCCAAGCTCGCACATGATAGCGCCTTCTGGCTTGCCTGTTGCCATGAGCTGCCGCTTGTAGGCAGCGTACTCTAGGGGGTTGGTGACCATGACAGGTATTAATGCTTTATTCATCGAATCCCGATCGCCTCCTGCTTGATGTTCTCGAAGCGGATCCTGCGGCTCTCCTGAAGACGACGCCGGCGCCGAGCAGCTGAGGTCCTGCCGCCATGACTACCGAAAAACTTGCAGCACTCGGAATAGCTGCGACCTGTCTTGGCCATCATCTGGCTCAGTTTCTCGTGAAATGAAACGCGGCGGCTCATCGCAGCACCTCCAGTCTCCAACAGGCCCGGCAGAACAACTTCGATGATCGGCTTACATACCAATTATCTGCTACCTTTCCACATGTGTCGCAGACCTGATGATTGCAATTCTGACCGTGATTACAAAGATCACATACCAATCCAATATGAGAGGAAGTGAACTTCCGGTGAACGATTCCACAATGGGAGCATTCCCTAAGATCTTGATAAGGAGAGGCGCTGGATCCTGACTGCCAGCAGTCGAAGCACACGAGTTCATCTCCATCCCTGAGAAAATGCCTATCTTCTTCCCCACAGAGGCAGCACTGCCGAAGTTCAGCCAGAGTGCTCATCGGATCACCTCCACTTCCAATCTGAATATGGTGCGTATCCTCAGGAAGGATTTGATCCCTTGGAAAGAGCGAGGGGCAGATTTCTTGAAGCGCTTCTTTTTTTTGTCCCAGAAGGCTGAAAGAGGTTTGCCCTCAAATTCAGGACAGTAACCACTACGATCTTCGGGAATTAAATTTCCCTCTTCATCCAAAGATGCCGCAATAACTCCTACGTCATGAAGGGGTGTATGGAAGGCGGGATGTTCTTCAATGGATGATTCGGCACATCCTTTTGCTTCAAAGTTGAGACGAAGCTTTTCTAACTCATCCCAGTTGGTCTTATTGATGATGCGCTGAGAAAAACCGGCCCGTTTGCACATTGCGGTCCATGCCTGCTGGTGAAGAGTCAAGGGTTCCTTTTTCATTCGGGCCTCCCTTCTGGGCATTTGATTTCCTCGAAAATCCGAGGATATTTCCCTCTCCTCCAGCTGGGTCTATAGGTACTAAGGAAAATCTTTTTCCATTTCCCATCGCGTTGTTGGAATGATCCCCAAATGGTAGTGACAGTCGGGAAATGCTTGGCCAACTGTCGCAGGAAGGGAGGCCAATCAATGAGAGGGGATTCCCCTTCATAATCGCGTCCCGGAACGTGGAATCGTTTCAGGCCAATCCCTCCACGGATTTCTTCTAGTTGCTTATCCATGGAGCACCCCCAGTTGATGTAGAATGATCTTTCCGAGAATGATGATGAGCGTCCAAAGCCCTAGGAAGAGGGCGATCACGAAAATCCACACGGCAAGAACCCCGACCCAATAAAGCAACGGCTGCTTCCCCTTTTTAGGGAATTGGATGATCTCTCCTGGAAGGCGATTCATCGGATTACCCTCCAAAGTTCGAAGAAAAAAATAATGAATGTGAAAACAGCCCAGATGCAGATCAGGTGAAAATAGGCTCGCTTCATCATAAAGGCCTCTCTGGGCCATTTCTCATCAGGCCAGCCACAATTTGAGCAGTACTCATCGACGGGGCTTGGCTTAGCGAAGTCTTCTCCGCACTGGGGACAATGCGTGATCACTTGATCACCTCCAAAAGATATAAGGTGTACTTTCCGAGAAGCAGGGAAAGCACCAGGAGAAATAAAAACGCTGTTATAACAGCAGCCCAAACCAGAATCCCAATCTGGATGCGCGTGAGGAGTGAGGGCGGGGAAATTTGCCCTGGCAAGAAAGAGCCGCTCATTTGAGCACCCCCAATTTTGAGAGATCCCAGATCCAGATCGGGATACCGGCTAAAGTGATCGCAAGTGCGATCAGGAAGTTCTTTCTACGCTCTACAGAGAGGGAAGTCCTCTTTTTGTCCCACTTTTGTCCCCCTGCTTGCGTAACTCCCTTATAATCAAGGGAGCGGGTGAAGGGAATCGAACCCTCGTCACTGGCTCTTGTTTCAGAATGTTTCATAATGCTCTGGTTTGCTTCTGTTTGCTCTGGTTTGTTGTTTTTTATTTGTCCCCCTTGTCCCACTGTGCAAAATTGCTTCCATGGCCTCCCTCTTGAAAAAGCCTTCCAGCCCTTTCTGGTATCTGCAATGGAAAGACGGGAAAAAATGGAAGAAATCGAGCACTGGCCTCCGATGGGATAATCCAAATGATACGGCGGCCGCTAGAGAACTCCGTGCAAAGCACGAGGCTAAGGAGTACCGAAGCGCTGCAACTGTGACTATAGGTTGGGACTGGGTGCCCAAATACCTCAAAAATCAGGCTCTTTCCCCTCGCACCCTTGAGAGGTACACCGATGCCTGGAACTGGATGGGGCTCTACCTTACCACAACGGGAATTGACGTGCCGAAGGTCACCTATTCTCTTGTTTCCAATTACATCGAATGGAGACTCACTCGGAAAAAGAAGAACGGGAAGCGAAGCGGCCGCAACACTGCCATCCTCGAAGTCAAGTTGCTTGCTTCCCTTCTCAATGAGAGTGTCAGACGTGGCTATATTGCTGCTTCCCCTCTTGCCGTGCTCAAATTGCGACGGGATCCCCCGAAGGCAAAGAGGGAGTTTACTGATGAGGAAATTGAGAAGTGCCGAGAGGCACTCAAGGACGAACCAGCGTGGATGGGGACGGCCTTCGAGATCTCCTTGTGCACCGGCTGCAGACTTAGGGACACCAGAATTCCCCTCAATATGGTTGTGATAGATACCTCGTTCCCAACCATGACCTTCCCTTGCCCCAAGGGGGGAGAAAACAAATCGTTTTCCATCCCTGTTCCGAAGCAGCTGATACCAATGTTCCGCAGAATGAAGAGCGAGGGACGGATCCACACCATAGATGAATTCCCATTCCAGCCTAGCAGGCGCTGGCAGCAATTTTTTCAGAAGGTCAAAATTGAGGGGGTTTGTTTTCATTCGTTGAGAGTCACAAAGGTTACGCGGCTGCGCCGTGAAGGAGTTCCTCGTGAGGCTGCAATGCGCTTGGTGAATCATTCCTCCGAGTTGATCCACATGCTTTACGATCGGCACCAGGTGCGCGACCTTGCCCAGTGGGCTGACATTGGGATCGCAGGGAACGCCGCCTCCACAGCTTGAAGTCGCTCAAGTAGATTCTTCCGGCAATGACGGGGAAGGAAGGGTCAGACCACAACTCCGAGGCCTTTGCAAACGAGAGGCCAGCGGCTTTCATAAAACCGCGCTTTGAAAGTGGTTTTTCGATTGGCATGGAATCAGGGGATCGGTTGGGTGGGATTTGGTGATTGGAGTTCCTGGAGTTTTGAAACAACAAGTGGAATTCCTGCCCGAATTGCCAAGGAAGCTATGCCTTTGATGGTGAGATTATTTGCTTTGGCTATTTGCTTCATAAGCTCGATCAGATCGATGGGAAGATCGATATTCTGAGGTTTTGTGGCAGGATTCTGATTTTCTGAGGTCATGCTTACGCGCGGTGTCAAATAGGAATTAACGGCGAAAATAAAGGATTCCTTTATTTCGTCAAATCTTTTTTTGTTGGAAAACTATTTTTTTGCAGTATTGTTTCGCAATGAAGAAAAAGGATTCCTTTCTCTCCATAAATATCGCAACTGACGTTAATATCGAACTTCAGGCTGCAGCCGATTTACTGAAGCTCAAGAAGAACACGTTGGCCCGATTGGCAATAGAGGCGACTGTTGAAAGTATTAAAGAGAAGGGCTACATCGTTCTTCCCTTAAAAATCACAGTTGACGGAATACCTGACGCAAAAAAAAAGAGTGCCGAAACGCTCGGAGGAGGCGGAATTGCTTCAACTGCTTCCTCCAATTTGAACCATCCACTCGCCCCGATGGAATCGTGTGGCTGATGGATTATCTCTAATTCTCTATGAGCGAAGTAACTTCTCAGCATTACTGCCGAACGTGCAAATCAATGAGGGCATTCACTAGGAATGGGCCGAATAACCTCTTTCACTTGATCCTATGCCTCGTGACAGTCGGTTTGTGGATTCCAATATGGCTCCTGTTTTGCTTTGCCAACGCATTTGTTCCTTCACGTTGCAAATTCTGTGGAGGTTCTAGAACTTTAAATATCCCCTTTGGAAAGGTATTTATTTTCATCATCATTGCATTTCTTGCTCTCGGCTACTTTGTGAATAAAAAAAATTATAAAGCTCCCGAGATTGCCAAGATCGTTCCTACGACATCACGCGCTTTTCCACCTCCAGAGTGCTGGCCAAAGAGTGTTCATATCTTACAAGCGATTGAGTTCTCAGGCGCTCCCTCGGGAGCCGGGAAAATCACTTCAAAACTACCTAAAGGAACAGAGGTGAAGGCTACTCTTACGGATGATCATTCTACTCTTTTTCTTAGATCCATGGATCTAGAAGCTTCAGCACCAATAGGAATGACCGACTTTCTTGAAGAGGCTGAAAGAATAAGAGTAAAAATCATTGAATCGGAAAAATTGACTGAGCAAATCTCCAGGGAAAAATTGCGGCAAGAAAAAATTTTAGCTGATCAGGAAGCTGAAAAAAACAGGAAGGAAATGCTCCTGAAAAATTCTCGGACAATTTCCTTTAGAGTGCTCCAAGTATTAGCAGACGGATGTATGGTAGAACCGGACGGTTTCGATGGAAGAGTTTACCTTGAGGGGCTCTCAGGGGCTGCAGAAGGAGAGCATTTTTCTGCCCATGTTATCCGCTCAGGAACATTCAGTTACAAAACCGTTCTAGGAGCACCGTCCACGATAGAAAAATGGGTAATGATTGCTGATTAATAAGCTTCAGGTCTGAAAGTTTTCTCCCGTTACCTGCAGTCCAGGATCTTCAGCCGGAGCAGGAGAAGAAGTGTCGGCAGCTGGAGGAGTCGGCAAAGCGAATAATATGACAGCGTTTGGAATCCTGACGCTGACGTGCATCTTGCCTTCCTTGAGAGCCGCTGGATTGTCTGGATTCAAGGCCTTGAACCACGGCTGAGTAAGGTCGATTGCCCCCTCGCCTTCCGGCGGCGCATCGGGTCCCAAGTCGATCAACTTGCCCGGCACCATGAGTCCGGCATCGTTGGTCACCCACACCGGCGCATACCAAGGAAACTTTGCCGCATAGTTAACGATCGCACTCCCCTTGCAGGGATTGTTCTTGGGCCGGTTTAGGTCGATCGGAAGAGCGCAGCCAAAGAAATTGGGGTTCTTGATCGTGTTGAGACCGCTGGCTGTCTCTCCCGAATCTTGCCCGCTATCGGCATCTGCTTGACCTCCGAACCATGTGGCGGGGCCGCTGAATACATAGTCAGCGCCATCTACTTCGATTTCCCAAGGGTAGCCGTTTGAGCCGGTGAGTTTCATTTAGTTAATGTGGTGTTTAGATTTTTCTGGCAGTTGCCATCTCCAGAAGATGATGAACGTTATCGATCTGAAGAGTGTTTCCGTTATTGAGGATCTGTTCGGCGGATAACCAATCGGCCTGAGCATCTTTTTCAGCAAAGAGTTGCGGGTAGATCACACGGGCACGCCAGATCAGATAAGCCAGGGCACGGATCTCGGCATGTGCTGGAGAATTTTTCATTGCGGGACAGGAGTAGGAGCGGGTGTTGGAACTGACGTTACGGCAGCAGGAATAAGAGAGGCAGGCGCTTTGGGAATGCGCCGCGCTTCCAGCTGATCGGCATAACCTTTGATCACCGTCAATATTCCCAAGACGCCAGCGAGAAATCCGGCAGTCCCAACTGGAGTCTCTGGAACAGATCCGGTCTGAAGAAGTACAACCCTGATGGCATCAACTACTCGCAGGATCTCGATCACCGTAATGAACATCAGGATCCGAATCACCGAGGGAATACCGGCGCCAGAACTGAAAACTCCTGCAACCCATTTGAAGAACTTCATCCGGGGCATTTTCATAGATTTAAAAAACCGACTAATCAGTTTCCCTCCACAATTTAGCTATCCAACAAAATCCACTGACGATCGGAGCGAGGATGAGAAGGAAAAGCAACCTCACTGCCCTGACATAAAAAGGAGTTGGGCGATAAGGTTTCCGCATTAACGGTCCACTGCCGGCAAGCCATAGATACAACCCTGAAAGAAAAAGAACGCCGATGAAAAGCAGCGTGAGATATGGGGCGTAGAATTTCACGCCTTAACAGCAGTTCCCGCGATCTTTGCCAACCAGGGGCCACCGAAGTATATGGCGACACCTAGAGCGATCAGCAGAAGGATTCCAGCTTCCCAAAGAGCCTTTGATCTCCACCAAGCCTCTCCAGCAAGAGCCTTATTCTTGTCCGTGATAGCGGTCTGGAGCTGCAAGACGGTATTAGTCAGCGTCGAGTAAGTATTCGTGTAATTCGTCTCATACCACAACAGCTTGCCAGTAGTCACATTGAGGCCAGATACGACATTCGTGAGTTGACTCTGCGAGTCGGCAAGATCACTTCGGAGATCAACAACCTCCTGCCATATCACTTGATTCGTCGTTGCGTTGGTGACAGCGCTATAGAGTTTTGCGGCGGTGTCCTGAGCCCTCGCAACATCAGCCGAGGCATTCTGCGTGCCTGCCGAGACCGCCTTTAGGCCGTTGTCTATATCGGTGGAAGAAGCTATCGGTGGAACATACGGGGCAACCTGTTGATGAGCGCAGGATGAGAGGAACCCGATCGAAAAAACCGAGAGAATAAATGATTGCAGTTTGTTCATTTTAGTTATGGGGTTGATGGGAGAAAAAGGCCGGTCCAATACATGCTTAAAACCTTCCAAACTCCGGTCATGGCAAACAGGATCAGGAGGATCAGAAGGGGGAAGGGGACTTTCATGGAAGTTTGAGGTAATCACCGGTTGGATGGCTGCACGCTGTGATAAAAAAGAGACAAGCCAAGAAGAGAAGAAAAGCAGCGAGCCTCATGATTTTTTGAAATAGGTAATGAGCAAAGCCACGATGGCTGAAATGGTTGTGCAAATCCCAACAAGCATCCCTCTGTAGCCCTCCAGGGATCGAAGTCTGCTCTCCGTGTCTTGGTTCTTGTTCATCATATGTTTCTTGAAATCGTTCTGATTTCGAAGGATGAAACCGAGCTTGGCTTGGATCACTGCCAGTTGTGTTTGAAGCGACCCATGGGGAACGGGTTGGCCTATTTCAAAGGCATCATCTCCGTCTTCGAAGGTTTCTTCGTTTTCTCCATTCATTGTTAAGGAATCGTGACTGCATTGACCTCTGCAACCGTTGTGGCGGCGGCGATGGCTGCTGCTGCCGTTGCGTAGGGAGTAAGAGTCGTCTGCATGTCTTCCAGACTGGAAATCATGGTGGACGGAACAAAAGGAGTAATTGTGGAAAGAATGGATTCAACCTGCGTCCAGTTCCCTTGTTGCGCAGCCGATAGCATTCCTTGTTCAACGGGAGCGAAAAACAACTGTGCACCCGGAGGGAGCGCCGTGAAAATTGCATACAAGGATGCTTTCGCTCTTGTAAAAAGTGTTCTGAGGGCTGCGCTTTGCTCTGGGAAATAACTTACCCAGCTTTTTGTCGCTTCATTCCAAACCCATATTCCACCACTTGATGGCGGCGTTGAAGGCGCGGCGACAGGAGCATTCCAAGTATAGGTGGTCTTATTAAAAACCCAGGACGGATAAGGAGAATTGCACTTGAATCCCTTTCCGTCCCACAAAGCTCCGATGTGAGCTTTGCCAAGTGTCCCAACAGGTACCCACGAGTGAGCGTCCTTTAGATTTGCGATGTGTAAGGCATCAGCATCAATAACATTAGATACTTTACCGTTCACGATTTGTGCGTATTGAGCCATGACTTTAGAAGGTATATGTGCCAGAGGCGTTGAAGGTTAGAATGGTGTTGCCGCCGCTTGTCGCAATCGTTGGAGACCCTGTGTAGGTATTTGAAAATCTAGCTGTAGGAATCGAAAGGATGCAGACTCCAGATCCACCTCCCTTTGGCGAATGGTCAGGGTCAGACTCTCCAGCCCCTCCTCCTCCTCCACCCGTGTTGGGAGTTCCGGCAGAAGCATCCCAGTTGAGCGCGTCGCCTCCTCCAGTTGTCCCTTCTCCGCCGCCACCCTGTCCTCCTGTAAAGTCTGAAGAGCCGCCGCCGTCGTAAGTTCCTCGGCCACCGCCTCCTCCATAATAAGTTGGTGCTCCGGTAATAGATGATACATAGCCATCTGAGGCGAGCGTAAAGCCGACTCCCCCATTTCCGCTTCCTCCACCACTGGCTCCTCCATTCCCTCCAGATTTACCGCCTGGGGCATCCAAACTTATACTTTCAGAAGAGTCTGTTACTGTCGTATCTCCTCCGTCCGCGTTAACGTCTCCACCAACTCCCACATTGATTGCGAGAACATCGCCAGGAACAGCAGTGAGTCCTTGATAAGTAGACCAGAGCGATTCGATGATTCCACCACCGCCTCCTCCATCTGGGTCACAGCCTCCTCCGCCGCCAGCAACAAGCAGAGCGTCTATTGTGTATGGTGAAGGAATAGCCAGCCCTGCACTTACTGAAGAAATAGTGGTTTCATCATAGGGCCATGCTGACTTTTGAAGCGAGATTGTGCAGCCAATATCAGAATCTTGGATCGTATAAGGAGAGCTTGTTGCTCCATCAATCGGATTTCCGTTATTGAGCCACTGGATCTGCGTTCCAGTTGTGGGGGCGCTCCATGTGTCGCCTCCAGCATCATCCAACAACTGACCAGATGCTAGCGCCCCCTCTTGGCTGATAGTGGGAATATGCGTATTGACGAAAGCCGTGATTGCGGCAGTTGGAGAAGAGTAAATAGGAGAAGAGTTTCCAATGATATTAACTCCGATCTTTTTGAATCGAATGGTCTGACCAACATTGCCAGCTACAAGCATATAGCTTGAGTTTGTTGCTCCCTCGATGTCGATCCATCCAGATCCAGAATTACTCTGCCATTGGTAAAGGTATGAAGTCGCAGAATTTGTCCATGAATCGCCTCCGTCATCGGACAGCGTATTTCCATTACTTGCGACCCCGTTTATTGAGAGTGTTCCAGAGCCAACCGGAACGAGAGAAACCCATGCTTCCGACTGACGGGCATAGATAAGACCGTTGTTCGGTGCATCTGGTATGCTAGGGGTTCCTCCAACCTGAACATAGGTAGAGCCAGTCCACCGATATAGAAATCCTGTATCCACCGCCAGATAGATGACCGTGGCAGATCCAGTACTAGGGAAGGCCGCTAAGTTGGCAAACTCAAGGGCATCTGGAAGAGCGAGGCTTCCGATGGCCTGCGCTGTTTTTAGAGGAGTCATCCATGAGGTGTCATCTGTTCCAGCTTCAGCCTGTTCAGTCGTGGCTTTTCCATCGGGAAGAGCGACAGGAGTGGATTCAGTTCCCGTGATGACGTTCGGATAGATGGTGAAAGGAATCGAGGCACTGAAGTTAGAGAATCCACCCGCAACCCACTCAATCTCCATCAGAGCAGCAAGGGTTGTATTGGAACCAGTCAGTGCAGAAAAAGCGGCGGCAACGTTGGTTGTGTTGAGATTAAGAGAAAACTGATAACTCGAATTGAGACCACTTCCAACTTTGGTCCAAGATGAAGCGGTGGCCAGAAAGGGAGCGGGAGTTCCGCCGCCACCGGTAACCAGGGAGGCTAGTTTCACGCCGATGACCCCAGTAGCACCATCTCCTAGATCCTGAACAATCCCATTCTGGATGAAGGTGCAAAGGACAGGGATATTGTCGCCAGGCTTCAGGATGGGCGCACCTATCACAGTGACCACGCCAGATAGTATATCGATGGAAAGCTGCATCACTTGGCCCCGGTATCAAATCGTCGAGTACGGCAGCGCGAAGTCAGCACTACGGACCGTTAGAGATGAGGGGCCAAAAAGCGACGTGTATGGATTGGCCATCGTCCACAGAAGCTCTCCGATAAGATTTGCAGATCCGTTGTCAGCTATTGCAGCAGCCAACTTGGTTCCGGAAAGGGAAAGATGTAAAAGGAACTGACCCGAAACGAGGGACCATGCGTCTGAGGTAACCAGTATTTCACTTGAATCAACTTCCTTGATCGCCAAGGAAAGGTCAGTGAGAGTCGGGGAAATTGCGGCATTAGCTCCACTGTCGTTAAGGCTCGTGAAATTCACTGCTACTATGAGATCTCCTGAAGTGGGAATAAGGAGAGCAGGAGTCCCTTCAGCTGGGGTGACTTGACGGCTTAGAAAATCGCAAACTAGGGAGATGGATCCAAAGTTCATTGCAAGTTATTCCCGATTGAGATGTTGAAGACGGGAGATGCCTGGGCGAGAAGTGAAGGCCCTACCCCAGTAGTATTAGTGGCATTCCAAAGCAGTTGCCCAAAAAGCGGCGCAATACTCCCGGTGGCAGCATAATTATCCAGAATAGAATCAAGAAGGCCCTCACTGGAGGCCGGCATGTGCACGAGGTAAAACGGCTGGGAGGCGGTATCTACTCCAAAAATCCATGAATCACTTTGCAATATCACTTCCCCATTGGGAGTTGAGCGCACCTGAAGTTGCAAACCCGATGCCGCTGCAGCGATATGATCAGTCGGCGTAGAGCCTAAGAGCACATTATTGAACTGAACAGCGATGAAAATATCATCCCCTTTTTTAAAGAAGAGTGGGGCAGGAGATGGATTTACAGTGAAGGTATCGAGATTCACCAGCAGAAGGCCGCAGGGAATCACAAAGGGAGATCCTGTCAGCTGATCCAAGATGGTGAGTGTTCCGGAAGCCGTGATCCCTGAGGGAGCAGATGAATCAGTGATGGTCGCCACCACTGCATAGGTTCCAATCGCAGTTGGAATAGTGGCGCTTCCATTGTATGTAACGGCAACCAAAAGCCCCGGGGGAGTCGTTGCCACCGAAGCGGACAATGCTGCGCCGGTATACGGCTGCGAAAGGTTTGATAGAGTCGCGCTGGCCGTCACTGCGTTGAAGCTCGTGGTGACCTGCGCGGCGGCGGAGTAGGTGCCATTACCAGCTTGATTTGCAGCGACCACGACCGTTCCTATGCCAGTCACTGTAATTGTGCTGCCGCTGATCGTCGCAGGCCCACTGAGAATTGAGAGAACAGGCGTCAGGCCACTGGAAGCGGTCGGAGCAGTGATTGAGAAAGTATTACCCGAAAAACCAACTGCGTAGCACTTGGTGGGGATACCAGCCAGAGGGGTTATCGTTTGAGACTGGAGGGATACCGTCCAAGGGATTCCAACCCAGGAGATCCCCGCTCCTGTTCCAACGCTCAGCGATCCATATATCTGAGATGGAGGCGTTGCGCCATTGCCAGTTCCTCCCGACCATGTTCCTGATGTTGGAACTCCACTAGGAATGCTGGTAAAAAAGGTGTAGTAGATCCCTGCTGATGTTGGAGTTCCTGAAATCAACCCCGTGCTTGGATTAAGCGTAAGTCCAGGAGGAAGCGTCGAACCTCCAGAAAAACCATAAGTTCCAGGACCTCCTCCAATATAGGGAGCGGCAAAGGTAGAATCATACAGTGTATCGCCAGAGCTAAAGCTTAATCCGTAGATGCCGCCGAACTGAGTTCCAGCGTAGAAGGAAACTGGAACTCCTACCTGAAGTGCAGGAATTACCATCTTAGACGGTGGCCGCAATCACGGCCTGTGCAACGCTGACGCCACTTGCGGCCGTCAGGCTCGGGACAACCGCGAAGGAAATCCATCCGCGTGGATCAGCTTCGTCCTCCGTTTCAAGACCGATTAACCGACAGCGGATGGCAAAATTGGCATTAGCAGGAGCAGCGCTATTGTTGGCTATTGCAATCCCATAAATTTGCTGAGTCAGCAGGATTGTATCGGCTTCAGAGACAATCCCGCGTGGAAGATTGAGACCGAAGGAATGAACAGTGAGTTCCTCAGTGAGCACCACTGGCTGAACAAAGACCGGCGTTTCAGTATTCCAAGTAATTGCAAGATAGCTACCACTGTTCGTATAGGTTCCGATCTCAACAACGATCTTGAACTGAACCCCACAATTAGCCCGGAGGATTTGTAGGGAAACTCCCCAATCACACTGCAACTCACGGCCCAACGCGAGCATGTCCGTATTGACGGCAACTTTCCAAAGCTCCCGATTGAAATTCGCAGAAGTAAGAAGGGAGGGAGGAAGATGAGGGAGCTGGGAAGAAGCGAAACCGGTATTGTTTGCTCCAGGCGTAAGAGCCGCTCCCTTGTAGTCAATGATTTCCGCTTTTGGAGTGAATGGAATTACAAGGCCACTGGAGCTTGTTGGGATTCCAACTCCTCCCGAGATAGATGGAAGGAGCGTCTGGAGCGTGGAGATCGCGCTTCCATAACCAGAAAGTAAAGAGGAAAGGCCGGTAACCTGCGACATGGTGACTGTGAGGCCACTGATGAATGCGCTCGCCGGACCGACTCCCAGAACCAGAATGTCGTACTGTCCACTTGTGGGAATGGTTGCGAATCCAGAAATCGTCAGGCTGTTACTGCTGTTAAAAATAACTGTGTACTCTGAATCAGCAAGCAGCCTTCCTCCAGAAACAGATTCGCGCACCAAAACTGAGACAAGATTGCAGCCGAGGTTGTGATCGATAACAAAGCTTGTATCGATGCCATTTCCAATCGTGTCTGGATATGCCTGCTGCTGACCTTGAAGAACAGTCGCAGGTGAATAAGCATTGTAGCTGACGGGCGAAGGAGGCCTCTCCCAATTAATCTCTGGAACTGTGGCGAGATCTGGCCAGAGAAGCGGAGCGGCAACCGTTACAGTTGTCTGAACGAGCTTGATTGTCTGAGTGCCTGCCGTGTGATCATCCGGATTGATGTAGATATCGGCCTCGATCTCGAGTGGAACGTTCTGGAGAGTGTTGCTATTCTGAAGGGCATCGAAGAGAGAGGCTGTGGCCAGATCCAGAACCGTTGTCCAGTTTCCGGGGGGAGCATCCCCGGGATTAACCGTGAGGGCAGAGCAGGAATAACCAGCAGGGGAGAACTCGATTAAGAAATAGCCATCCCCGGGATTGGTGACTGAAACACTGACCTGAACACCATTGTAAAGAACGCCAGTCAGGGCTGTATTCAGCGCGGCCTCAATGGTGGCTGCTGTATCGGCCTGGGAGAAAAGAGTTGTTGTGGCATAGCCAAGCTGCAGAGAAAAGGTGCCGTTGAATGTGGCCGGCATGTCGAGCCGCTGGATCTCCGTCCAAGTAAAGACTCCTGATCCATCAGCTCCTCCAGATCTAATGACGGTAATGAATGGGGCGGGAGGAAGAATGGCACTCCCTGAATCCGCAAAGGAGAGGGGAGCCTGCATGAAGCGAAGCTCCGTGCGCCAGGCACCGGCGATCTCAGTAGAAAAAACCCTCCCGAAACTTACGGGCAGCAGCTTATTGTTGACCAGTGAGAGAACAATCTCCGCCCCATCGGAACGCCAGAGATAGAAGCCAGAAGCTCCCTGATGGACCGTGATGGTATATCCGGAAACAACTGAAAGGGCATTGAGAGCGGTCTGAATGGTAGCTGCGCTGACATTGAAATTCAGGGGTGCGGTTGTATTGGCACTTGTAGATCCCCCAGTCCCCAACTGAATGCAGGTTGTTCCCCCGACAGGCGCGGCCTCAATATTGCCAAGACCCATTCGGAGAGCGGCAATGGAAGGATATTCTTGAACTGTTGCGCCTGAAACATTATCGAAAAATGCAAACGCCAGAGGGTATTTTTGCCCCGCTACCAGTATAGGAAATTGATAGGCACTTCCTCCAAGCGAACTGGAAAGAATACGGTTATCGAGATCAATGTAGAGAAGCTGGCTCATCCCGAGGGAGTGCCGGTATCAAATCAAGGTGTTGGAGGAGGAGGGGCTACAGAGGCAGTGGCACCAAAGAATCTCCTGTCGAAGCCATCTACATTATAGGGAAAATCAGGTTCAAGCGTCGGGGCGTTCACAACGGCCTGTTGTGCATCGATAAGACGCTGCAGGAGGAGGCGTGTACTCTTGTCGGATCCTGCGAGGGCGGCAAGTTGCTGCTGTAGAAAGTTCATCTCAGGTACTCCAGAATTTCCCCGCGTTGGTTGTGGTATTCAGAACAGCCTCTAGGGTTGACTGCATCTCGGCATTCATTGCTCCCAACGTTGCAGTTGGAGCAAGGGTGTACTGCCCCAATAGAACCATCAGCGTGCCGTCAAGACCCTGCTGCTGAACATTGACGGGCATAGTGTTCTTAGAGGCATGGCAGAGGTTCCAGAAGGTTCCCTGCGTGGTGCCATAGCCCTTATGACAAACAAAGGGGGTCCAGGAGCCATCAGGATTGCTGTTTGTGGGATTGGGAGGCGAAAGGAAGTAGATAGTGCAGATGAGTTTGCGATCCTCTCCATCATCTCCATCAACCCCCATAAATTGATCAGAAAGTGTTGGAGTGACTGTCGGAGGCATTATTGCACCCACTGAAATGAAAGGATGCGTCCCCTTCTTCACAAGGGCCGATGTTTCATAGCCTACAGAGTAGTTCACCAGCTGGCCTGTGAGGTAATTTCCGGTGATCGTTGTGGAGAGAGAATAGGTGGCCCTGGCTACAGAAATATAGAGGTCGCAGGCCATCAGGAGTTGAACGATGGCAGGAGTGGAACCATCAGTGGAAAGAGAGGAAACAACCCCAACTGCCCCAGTATTTTGATTGATAGAAACGCCTGATGCTGCAGCTGAACCGATGCCCAAAAACTTAAAGAATTCAGGTGTCGGATCTCCACTTCCGCCAGGGTTGCGAAAAGAAGTCAGTGGAATAATCGGAGTATCCAAAAGAGAGATTGTTCCATAGGTCGGCGGCACGCCGTTGACGAATCCGGGAAGGACTGTGGCAGTCCATTTTTTTCCGTCCCAGTTGGGAGTAGTGCTCCATGGATGACGCCACCCGGTAGAGTCATCGAAACAAAGGCAGCTACCCTTTGGAGTTGTAATGAGAAGTGTATGCGCACCTTGAAGAGGGCGGATCTTGGTGGCCCTGTTACCTAGAATCTCATCATTCCAGGAACGGGCTGGAAGCCATTCAAAATTCATTGCTCAATCCCATTGATGAGGAGGCAATGGAACTGTCTGCCCCTTCAGTTTGTGCCAGCAATCCCCCAAAAACTGAATATGCCCGTTCTTTACAAATGAATGACACCGACTCTTTGGATCCTGAGGATTACAAAGCAAGGAAGGCGTGAATGTTGGCTTTTGCATGTCGCCATTAAACCCCCAAAAACGTGGGGTCCACTGGCAATCGTGAGCTACATTAAATGAGTGATGCGTCTTGCAGCCAGGGCAGAAAAACACATAGGCCGTGTATTCATCATCAGAAGAACCAATCGGCCTGAGAATGGCTTCGTTCATAAACTGTCGAAGTAATGGACAAGCGGTCCACTGGGCTGGGAACGTGAGACGGAATGCTCAAGGTCGAAGTAAACAATCTGATGCTTTGAGATATTTCCGGAAGCATCCAGACGAAGCAGGGCCAAAGGGTAATAATACACAGAGGCTTTAGGCGTTGTGGTTGGAGTCTGAACTATAGTGAGCCCCAGTGGCTTCGCTGGATGAACAGCGGAATTCGTAATGGACCCGGTGGACGGATTGAAAACGGCCGCTAGGGCTATATAGGAGATTCCGTTGGCAAATCCGGCCGCACCAATAGCAAGTTGGGGAGGTTGTGCCCCATCTCCAGAGATAGGAACTCCGTTGATCGTTGGCTCGAAGTTGTTTCCCATTCCGTCAGCGACAATCCCAAGGGCAACCTGAACTCTGTTGGTGCCGAGCAGCGATACATAGAAGGCCCCTTTGAATCCTATAACCCACGCCCTGGCATTCACGATCATGCCTTGGGAAGTTTGAGTTAGAAGCGTTCCCTTACCACTTAGAATACGCCATGCAAGGAGGTATTCAAGGAACTTGTTGAAGATAGGCCGCACCAGTTGGCCCGGATTAACAATAAGGTCTGAGGGATCCCAGGCCATGAAGATTAAGCAGGAACAGCAGGAGCACTTAGGCTCCCGGCAGTCATCAGAGCCCCCATCGAGGATCCAGAGTTGGAAGTACCAGAAGCACCCGTGCCAGCCGAGTAGAGAAGCGGGGGCGAATTGGCCTCAAGGAGTTGGTATTCCTCTGTGATTATAAAGATATTGCCACGCTGCTGTCCCTGAGGAGGCATCACAAGCCACTGGCTACGATTTGGAAGGCTCGGTGGGTTGCCCGGGGGAGATCCGATGATCTGCCCCACATTAGAAAGGATATTTGCCTGGACGTTGCTGGCGGCATACATCCTCTGCCAATTCACCATCAGGACCATGAATTTTTCTACACCAAAAAATGGATTCTTGGTTTGAGTTGCCTGATTTCCTCTGGAGCCGAATGAGGCAAATTTATCCGCACTTGCTGGAAGATAGAGCGGAAAGAGATATCGACCATCCCCCTGAAGCTGGCCACCATACTGTGCTGCAATCTTGAGAATATCGGGATGCGCTTCGAGCGGTTCCTCTTTGAAGCTGGTTTTGAGTGCGTACTGATATTTAGGAGCGAACTTTGAGGGATCTTCTACCCCTTCGTAGGTAATTGTAACGGTGATCGTTCCGCTTGGATCGATCGCCATCTCCCGGGAGAGTTCTGGAATCCCATTTACAGTGAGTCCCTGCGCTACACTGCCCACAGTTGTCAGGTCTGCAGCTGTGTAATTAAGATGATGCTGTTGGATACCATATCGATCGATGGAACCCGTGTAGCCATAGATGGGAGTTGCTTGAGCCATGATCAGTATCCGAAGCGTTCCCGATCGGGAGTCGTCTTCTGAGTGGGCTTGTTAGGGGTTGTATTGGCTACAATTTTGCCCAGAAGGCTGATTTGTTGATCTGCGCGAGAGATCATCGGATCCTTCGCAAGCACGTTTTTTTCGAAGAGCCCAAAGCCTCCGATATTTGCGAACTGGTAGCTTTTTTCTCCCTGCTGGGGAGCAAGATAGTCGCCTTCATCCTTTGTTTTACGACCTGCCTTGATGCGCCGAGCTTCCTCCTCCTTGGTCATCGATCCGCTTTTGTTGTAAAGAGCCGAAATCTTGGCATTCATTTTATCCGACATGCCTTGAGTTGAGATGAACTGCCCTGCCTGATACCCCTTACCTCCTGCTTCCATCACATCGTGCCAGCCCTTGATTCGGGAGCCTTCAATCTTAGTGTTTAGAGGAGACGCCAATTTATCAGCGGCCGCTGAATGCTGATCGGCGGCTTTGCCGGAGGAATCAGCGGCACCGTGAAGCCACTTAGACATTGATTCGCCAACTCCACCCATCCCGACTTTTGAAAGCAGAGGCTTAAGCAGATCAGCAATACCTGCAAAAATGTTATAGAATAGCTGCGCAAACCGATCCACCCAGGCAAGCATCTCGTGCCCCATGGCAGACCAGAACCCTGGAGTTCCGAGCACTTCGAAAACGGCAACAGCAATATGAAATGCCGAAACGAGGCTCTGAGCCATACCGATTGCAACTCCAATGAGTGCGCCAGTAAAGAAGTTGGCTACGTTAGCTAGGGCAATCTTGCCGCTTTCCGCGTAGATCTCCCAAATGGAGCCATCCAAGATGCCCGTGATGCCAGTTCTAATTTCCTGCCCAAACGCCTGACCAGCAGCTGCAAAGTCTGTGTTCTGAAAAAGTTCGATTAGCGGCTCGATCAGCGGAGCCAGTGAATCGGCCATTCCTACGAAGAATCCTTGAAGCTTGATTCCCGTAGAGTTTAAGGCCGATGTGATGTCGCTGAATAGCCCTGCATCCTGTTGGAGAAGCATGGCTTGCATACCGACCTGTCGAGCTGCCGTGTCCATTGCTCCCGAGTTTCGGAAGATGGCCAGCATCTTACCGCCTTCCTTGCCAAAGAAAGCCATAGCTGCCGCGCTGCGCTCGGTGGGGTCGGAGAGAGATGAGATTGCCGAGCCAATGTCCTTGATCTGATCGCTCGGTGACTCCTTCTTAAGAGTTCGGAGATTGAGTCCCAATCGCCCCGCCATGGTATTCACATCGATCCCCTCATCAGAAAATCCCTGAAGGCTGTGCTGCAATTTGTTGACCATCGGCCCAACCTCTTCCACGGCCATCCCAGCATTCTTGAAGGCCTGCTCCAAAACGACAGCCTGAGCGACCGGAAGGCCGGTTCGGAAATTTAGAGAGGCAAGACGGTCTCCAGCTTCAAAAGCGCGGCGCATCCCTTCGGCAAGTAATCCAGCGGCTGAGGCTCCAAGGAGAATCGCGGGGGCAAATCCTCCAAGCAAACTTCCGATAGGGGCAAAGGAATTCTGCAATTTTTTTCCTGCCCTCTCGAACTGGGACAGAGGAGCAAGCGTCTGCCGAATACGCGAGGCAAGCGCATTGACGGCAGCAGTAGAACTGCCAACTTTTACGTTTAGTTCCGCTGTAAGTTTCGCTCCCACACGGGAGGCGCGGTATCAAAAGGGAAGGGGCGCCTGAGAAAAACCATGAAACTCAGACGCCCCCCATGCCAGGAGCTAAGCGTAAATGTTATCGTGTCAAAGGCCGCACTTCTTGGCTGCTCTCGTCTGGGCGAAATTCTCCAACTGGTTGAACATCTTCGCGGCCCTTTTATCAAGGGCCCACTGACAGCGGCGCTGCAGATCTCGAACGTTGCCCACAAATGGAACTGCATTGGTCATCGTAATCTTCATGTCGGTTCCAGTGAATTCCATGGAAATTGCACCACGGGAGCTGCCATGGCGTGAGATCCACGCGGGGAGCCTCAAGCCCAGCCGGGCAGCGGCAGCATTCCAACCACTGGCAAGAATGCCTACCAGACGCAGCTGTTGTTTGAGATAACGGTTGAAATCACTCTCAGAAACAAATCCCTCCTCCAGCCCGGGAAGATCCATTTTGCGATGGCCTGTAGTCACATTTCTATCGACCTGTTTCACGCGGCCATCTGAAGGACGGCGCCGCTCTTTGTGCCACTGAGCCATTTCGGAGAAGGAAAGGACCTTCTTCTTCACCGTACCGATTGCAGCTGCCCCGGCATGGGCATAATTGTTAATGAATTCCTTAGGTCCAGGGCGAACCATAAGTCGCGCCATCTGAGCGTCATCTACCTTCCTGAAAATCCTGTTCAGGTCACTTGTCAGTGTTGCCTCACCCTGTTTTTTTGCATCCATTCCTACTGCCTTACGGCTCGCGGGAGGAGTAATGCTTACAACATCAAAAATGAATAATCGCCCTTGCTGGAGCATAATCTCAGAAGTCTCTTTTTTACTTTCAGCATCGAAGGCGGCGAGGGCACGACGGACTTCCCTGTCATCCAGCTTGATTGTCACGTCCATATCAGTCCTCCATGTCAAGGATAGCCAGCTGATCATCCACAGAGTCCCCTGGGATCTTTGTCATGAATCCACTCTGCCTGATGGCAGCATGCTGGTAGAGCCGGAGTCGTGCCAACGGGAGAATATCCCGGATATAATCTTCGCTCCAGTGAGTTTCTCTAGCCAAGCCGACCACTGCCGCCGCCAGCGGGTCGGCCTCTAAAAATTTTCCGGCTTCTTTTTACCCCCTTCGGAAACTACGTCAAAATCCGCTGCTTCGATCGCTTTCTTGTCATGCTCCAGGAGGGATACAAATTTCTCCAACTCCTCCTTGGGAATGGGGTTTGGAAGCTTCTCAATCCATTCATCCAGCCCCTCTTCGAAGAATGCAAAATCACGGCAGCGAGCAGGAACCTCCTCCATCGGCAAGGCGTAGAGGTAAGCCAGGGCGAAAGGGATCTCTGATGGGGAGGCTCCTATGGCTCCCAGACGGTATAGGATGCGTTGGCAGTACTTCTGCCGACGCATGGAGAGAGTGCCGAGTTTGAGGCCACAGAAGACACGCTCGGGACCTGCATCGAGCATGGTTTCTTCGTTCAGTAATTCGCGTTCTTCAGGAGACATAATTTTTAATCTTGTTTTTGGAGTACCTCAAGGGCTCTGTGCCTTTCAGCTGCAGAGATCCCTCGAGGAAGGAATAGGTAACGTTCAGGACCGGAAATCATCACTTTCGGTGCAACCTTCAAAATAAACTCATCAGCTCCAAGAAGATTGAGCCACATCTGCCGAGCCACAGTAAGAGGATGCTCTGGATTAGCAGAACGCCAGGCTTCGTCGTTCCACCAAATCCAAAGATCCCGGACATGATACTTCTTATCACGAGTAATAGGCTCAAAAAACCAAAAGACTTCGCGGATCTTTTTGCCGTTTTCAGCATAAGCCCTATCCATGTAGGACTCACGGGGGCGAAGCACAGCACCGAGAGTGCAAGCTGCCATGGCAAATGCCTTGAGTTTTTCACGCTCTTCGTAAGGAGCGCGCCGGTAATAACAACCGTCTTTGGGGGAGGGGGAAACTTCAGCCATGGCTTATCAGGTGCCGGGAGCCATCACGGTACCGTTTGGATGCACGACCCCTTCGTGGACCTGCTGGGCGTTGCCATCAGCTTTGAACTGGCGCTTTACGCTGTCCAGAGAGGTATAGCCGCCCTCTGGGAGTCCTGGAATGCCGAGGGTGGATCCATCGCCTGGAACAATAGTGCTGTCGATGGCCTCCACGGTCATGGAAAAGCTGGTGGTCGGATTAAAAGGGATAATGACGGAGTCAACCCCTTTGAAATTCTTGATGATGTGCTTCTCTTTTTTTGAATCCGTTTCAAGAGCGGATGCGAGGGTAGGAACGCCATCTGGGAGTCCGAATTGAGCTTCAAAGGCCATAGTGTTTCAGGAGTTGGATTTGTAAGGGGCTATCTCATGGGGAATGTCAAATAGGCGACTCACTGAAAGCTCCATATAATCCCAACCTTCAAAAGGGTGCGCAGATCGAGGCCCTCAATATCGTTCTCAATCGGAGACTGAACGGGTCCGTAATCCTGAATGATCACTTTGCCACGGGAGGCAATGGCCGTCTTGATGGCCGTCTTCGCAGCAGATCGGCTGGCACTTGCAGTCATATCCCCACCCTTCGGATTGCCTAGCAGGGCGATAAAGAGGGCATCGAATTGTTGCTGGTGGAGCAACTGACCGTTGCCATCGTCACCGGCGCGAGACTTTAACTCAAAGTGAAGGACGGCACGGCGCGTATTCGGGCCGAAGTGATCCATCGGATCGTGATAGATCGTCAGAAGCGGCCGACCGGTATTAACCGAACTCTGGGCAGCATCGATATAGGGAATCAAGAGAGCCAGCTTGTAGGCTCCTGTGGGATCCTTCAGAACTGCTGCAATCTCCTCACAGATAAGGAGGTCACTACGGGAAGCGTAGGGCGCTGGCATGGCTCAAATGGCGCGGCAGGCTAGGACAAGTGCAGGATCACCGTTGGAATCGAAGATCTCATCCACGCGATATTCTTTCCCCTGCTCTGTGAGCGTCGTGCGCTGCGGCGTAATGGTGATATTTTTTTCAACAAGCACTTGCCGTCGAACACGCAACGTTAGGTTGGCTGTAGGAAGAAGGCCTGCAAGCTCGTTATCGGTGCCGCTGGATGCCTTGAAGCGAGCGGCGGCCAGATTGATACCATTGATCGTGATCTCGGTTTCAAAGTAAGCCTCAATCGTTCTAGCTGCCTTTTCCCGCAGGTTTCGCAACTGCTCCGGGCTCATCACCGGGTTTTCTTGTGCCGAGAGGGTCCACCGAGGGTCGGGCCGTCTTCGGAAGGTAAAAGGGAGGCCTCACCGGTTGAAACCTCGGGCACAGCCTTTCCCCCCAGATCGGCTGCAACTGGGTTCTTCACCGATGAGGGCTTTTGCGCAAAAGTTTTCCGTTTAATTCTTCCATAGCCTGAGTCCCAGATCTGGATCTCCTCGTATTCTCCAGGGGAGCCAAGGAGGGACTTGTAATCACTATTAATCGCGTGCGGAATGCCGGGACCGGCTATTACTGAAAGAGATTCTCCTTGGCCGTGTTTGCGACCAAGGAGGATTGATTGTCTCATAGGGGGCTGTCGTGAAGATCAGGCTTAAGCCGAGACCAGGCGTTTGATGGCCATTTGCTCACCAATCGCAAAGCCGTAATTGGCTTCGATGGTGTGCTTCTCGGTGTCGGAGTCGGGATCTCCCCAGACGCGGTATTCCAGGCTGATGCCTGTTTCCTTGTCGGTGACGATCTCGTACTGCGTCATGCGAGCACGCACGGCGGGAGGAGGCTCGATCGGGCTGAATGCCACCAGAATTCCGCTCATGTAGGTGACCAGGCCGACCAGATTGCTGATGTTCGGCAGTGCCGCCGTTTCGGCATAGTCGAACCCGTACACATTGGGCAGGAGGCCTGTGATGATCGTGCGCTCCTGGGCGAGTGTGAGATCGCGCCTGAAGGAGTTGTCCTTCAGAAGGGCACCATCGTAGTCGGAGTCCAAAATGAGACCGCGACCATTCTTGGGCCAAGGGATGATTGGACGAACCATGTTGATAGTCACTCCAGTGGCTGTGGCTGTGGCCTCTTGGCTCAGGATAATTCCTGTGCCAGGGGTGCCCATGAGAGTTTCGATGTCAACAATACCATCGATAAATGTGCCGTCTGGGATTCCAGCGCCAGAAATCGCGGAACCGATGTCGCTTGGAATGAATCCAGCTGTTGCACTGGTGAGAGTAGTGGAACCCGTGGTTGTCACCGCATCAGCAACTGATGCAACTCCCGTGGTGTTCTTGTTGCAGGCCGTGCGGATGTCCACAACGTTGTCAGCATCAAATGAACTGGGTGCACCAGTGAAGGCAACGGAAGGGAAGTTTGTGGGGGTGACAATGGATAGGATGTCCTGGATGATGTCGCTGGCCAGTGCCTCGCCTTTCAGACGCCCCATGCGGACCGCATCAAACATTGGAATACGAGCCAGGGTGTAGCCGGTGATTTCAAGGGGCTGATATTTCCTCTTGGTGACGGGGATCTGGCGAACATCAGTCATGCTTCCACCGCCAGCCTTCGTATTGTAGCGGCCGTTGAAGTCCTTACTTTTAATGCCCTGCAAAGGATAGTATCGCACTTCTGCCATATCGTTGCCTCGGAGTGGCACGTTTCGGAAGGTTGTGGCAAATACCGTCAGCGGCAGGATTGCACGTTTGAATGACTCAAGGGCGCTATCCAAGATTTCACTCAGGTTCAGAGCACTCGCGACATCGTTTGAGTCGGGAGCCGCACCTAGCTTCCATGCCCTGTGAGGGGCGATGATGGCAGTGGCGGCGAAGAGAATGATCGCGCAAGGTGCAATCGCCTCGGGGCCGTGGACGGCCATGAGTTGAACGCAAACAATGAGCGTGAGGACTGCGAGGAGGCGTTTGATCAGGAGTTTCATTTGGTGTGTCAGTGAGATGTGATGTGTCGCTTGAGTGCTTGAGGTGTCGGTGTGTCAAATCAGCGACTTGCTGCTTCGCGTTTCGCGGCCTCCGCTCTGATTTCCTTTTTGTGCTCCTGGAAAATCGCGTGCTTCGCGCTGCCAGTGGCGTTCATCCAGCGGTCATAAGCGCTGCCGCTGTTACCGGGCTCCTTGGTCTCTGGAACCGATGCGTTGGGGTCGATACCCTTGACTCCACACAGTGCAGTGAGGCGCGAGACGCTCTCTTCTGCCTTCGTGAGCTTGCCGCTCACTTCCGTATGATCGGCAGTCGCTTTGGTAAGTTTGCCTTCCAGCTCAGTCACCTTTGCCTTGCTGTCGGTGGCCTCTTTTGAAAGGGACTCGAACTGGCCTTTCAGGGTCGCAGTCTCATTGCGTGCATCATCACGCTCCTTGGTAAGAGTGGAGATCGTGGCGTCACGCTCGGTGACGGTGGCGTTCAGTGAGGAAACCTGCTCTTCGAGAGTTCCCTTGTTTGTGTTTCCGCCGCCGTTTCCTTCGTCGCCTTTGTGGGCGGCAAGCAGGAAGACTACGGTAGAGAGAAGTTTGTGTTTATTCATGACACTCGGCAGCGCGTGTCAAATTTCCCTGTGGTTAAAAATAGAAGAGCCGCCATTTCTGGCGGCTCAAGTAGGTCAGGTTTTTCGTCTTAAAGGCCGTTCCAACCAGCGATCAAATCCACCAAACGCGCGTTTGGTGAAATTCCAAACCAGCAATCAAATCCACCAAACACGTGTTTGGTGAAATTCCCAACCAGCGATCAAATCCACCGGACACGTGTCTGGTGAAATTTATTTAGGGCTCAGATCATCCTTCTGAACTTCGCAATAGCAGTACTGAGATCAGGGGATGTCCCAGCGCTGAATCCGCGTTTCGCAGCTTCAGAACCTGTGAAATATTGGCCCTGCATATCTTCAGGATCGATCAAGGTGCGATATTTGGAGACGTTTTTTCGAAAGGTTGCACCGGCCTGATCAACTGTTGATTGAAGGAATGCACGTTGTTGTTCTGAAAATCCATCAATGCCCATGCCCTTGAATTCACCAGAACGGAAAACCTCCCAGGAGACACCCATCATCTTCCAATATTCAGTGACATCAAGAACGGCCAGATAACTTCCTATGCAACCCACGGCCAGGGAGTAAGGCCCGGTAAGGATTGCCTGGGAAGGCGCAGCGCATTCATAGGCGCTTGAGCAGCAGTCCGCGCCATCGGCGCACCAACCCAGTACTGGCTTGATCTTATTGGCGGCTTCAACCAAATCGAAAAGCTTGTCTCCCGCAGCGGACCAGCCGCCAGGGCTGTCAATATTGAGCACGATCAAAGAAACAGCAGGGTTATTCAAAGCGGAGGTGATTTCCTCCCCGATGTCGTTGGCATCGGTCACATTGAGCCCGTATTCCTTGAACCAATCAGGAACATTCACCATGAGAGTTCCTACTACGGGGATCACAGCAACGTCCCCCACTATTGTCATAGTAGGCAGAGGGTTGCCGAACACATCCTCATCCGGACGCTCTCCCCGCAGACGCTGGATCATCGTGCCGATGATGGTGCGAGCACGCGAGGGGTGCATGTGCCAGGGCTGGGAAAGGAGCTTGTCGATGATTTGTGTTTTCATGGAGGATGTATCCGCTAGGTTTTTTCCTTCTTTTTCTTTTTTGGTGGATCCTCAGGATCTTCTTCCTGTTCGGTCAGTGTGGTATTTGGGTTGTCTTGAGTGCCGATTGGCGGACGGAAAATCTCATCAATAGGAAGGGGATCAACTCCCAATTCCTTGGCAATTTCCTGATTGCGCTGGCGGCGGCGGTAGGCGTCTCGGATGATATGATCGTCAAATTCTTCGTCATCCTCTCCGTAGAGCATTCCGACATAGAGCCCGGTAGGCATCTTGCCTGTGGCCACCCGGTCATCGTAGAGACGGCCTTCCCGACCCATATCCACCGTCATATCCTTCGGCCGAACCACGAGATATGGCCACCACACTTTCGGTATTCCACCGCGCACATTGTCGAAGGTTCCCATCTGGATGTTTTGCCAGAGCCAGAAAGGCCACCATTCTTCGAGGAGTTGCTGGATTAACTGAAAATCACGCACCGTATTGACCACTCGTTGAACCTTGGCTTGAGTCATGCGCACAAGCGTTCCTTGGGTCAGATCCAGAAGGCTGAAAATGTAGGCGGGAGGGTATTTCGTGGTGTAAGCGATCGCCGCCATTAGTTCCTTTGACCAGTTGGAGGATTCGCTGCTCTTTTCGGACTCAATGACAGTGAGTTTTTTTCCTGCAGGAAGTTCCGCCACATCCACTTCTTCTCCGTCACGGGAAACGATACGCTGAACGAAGAGTTTGGATCCATCCGGTTGATCCACTACCTCGTGATCAACGGCACCAGGGAGAAGGGTTGGAGGCATTCCATCGGTTCCATCTGAGCGCTCAATCGCGTAGGCCATCCGAGCCCTGAGAAGTACACCGTTAGTCTCAGCTCTCAGAATGTCATCCAGGTTGAACATCTGACGGCAAACGGGAGCCAGCTCGCTCATTCCGCGCTTTTGGCGAATCAAAAATGGATCATGGAAGTGAATGATGTCGGAGGCCGACATATCCTTCCATTGCGTTCTTTGATCATTGGTAATGAAGCGGAACTGCTGAGCCCGTCCTCTTGCATTATCCATGCGGCCGTCATTCCACTGGCTTTGATCCAGTTGCGTTTGAGCATTGTCGCACTGCCAGCCAGGGAGAAATTGCATGGATGGGCATGCCGAAGCTTCTCCTGGGCGGAGCTTGGCTCCGAAACAATCTCCCCGCAGCCGGATCTCACGCCGGATCAGCATCTGGGCTGAATAAAAATTGTGCTCAGCATCTGCGCTGAAGGCCTTGTGGAATCCGCACTGCTGTTGCCATGCAGCCTTGACGGCTGCATTGAAGGCAACGGATGTTGTCATGGGCTTGGGCCAGAGCCCGGTATCCACTTCGTCCATGGCGAGCCCGTCAATCACCGTTCGGATTGCCCCTATATTGTTGTACGCCCAATTTATTTTTCTAGCCGTCTCGGTGCGGCTCCAGGTCGTGATCTGTGCACTCGGATCGAGGTTCGGAAACCAGAACCAGCCGCGATAGCCTGTCTGACGGGCAGAGTCGAAAGCCCAATCCAGGGCTCCCCCATATCCCTGAGTTCTAACGGGGCGACTGGCAGCGGATGGACTAAGAGGTGAGTCAAACGGATTCATTATCTTCCACGGTAGTAATCAAGACCCATTCGGACTTGGAACCCGGCACGAACTGGCTTCATGGGATCCTTGACTGGTGTTTCGTAAGGATTCGCGTATGCGGAATCCAACTCAGAACGACGGGCGTGAAGGGCTCGAATTTTGTAAGACTGTCTGAAATTCAGAAGGCTTGTATAATAGCTGCCTTCCAGTGCCACATGCGTCCCAAGCGTTGCATCAAATGCCTCTGGTGCAACCTTTTGGAATTCCTTCCACCACTTGGAAGGCGGCGTCCCGTCCCCAAGGGATTCAAGGTCAGGAAAAACGGTGCGATAATATGCAATCGCATCAATGTAGGCGGCATCAACCATTGTCGCGTGGCTGTGATGTCAAAGAAGCCGAGGCGGGAGTTGACGGCGGGACAGGTAGAGCGTCAGGCGGCTTCACGTTTCGCGTCATGAAGTCCAACCCTATTGTTGCCTCCTTTAGGCCATCGCCGTAGTGGTTCGGCCGGGTTATTTCCTCATCCCAGATCCACTGGCCCCTACGATTCTGCTTTTGGCGTTCCGCGCACAGTTCCTCAATGAAAGTAGGATCTTCCTCAACATCCACTGGAACCCAGAGACGGCGGCGCATCCTCTTGAATCGATCCAAATAGAGCGCATCCTTTGCGCGCTGATCGTTGTAATGGAGTTCGTAAAAATTGGGATGATAACTGGGAACATGGACGTAGGCCCAAAGCTTCACGTTAATTGCGGCCGCTCCACCCAGTCCCTTTGTGGGAATCATGAGGCCGCGGCTTCCAAGGCATGCCTTGTACACATCTCCCGGGCGCCATCGGGCATCGATCCATGCTGAAACTACGCGGCACTTTTCCCCCGTACCCCTGATTGTCCAGGTCTTGTCGAAAGCAACTGCTCGGATTGAATCTGGATCCAACTCCTCACCCCAATCGATCACGGCACAATCACGAAGATTTGTATGAACTCCTATGACAACCCATCGGGCGTAGTTGCCTCCAACGTCACTTCCAAGAATTAGTGTTCCGGGTGCTTTTGGATGAGCCTTGTAAAGCTGGAATGGGATCGTGCCGCGCTGATAGGCCGGGCAGGCAGAATGAATGACGGGAGTTTCCAATCCGCGCGCCAAATTGGCGGCTGAAAGACGATCGGCACTCGGCTGATCGTGATAGATATTGCGCACGATCTGCCCGGATGTGTTCGGAGCGTCCACGAACCAAATGGAACGGCCGGAAATATTGGCGATGATCGTGGATGGCTCAGTAGTATTGGCTTCCTCCTTCCATGGCCGTCCCAGCCGGTGATTGTAGAATGCCTGAAGCGCATCATGGCTCTCTTCACGAGCGTCCAGATATTCCTGAACGATCAGTCCCCAGCTCGATAATTCATCTTCACTATAAAGATCGGAGATATGCTGAGAAACAACGCCTGGAGAACAATCAACTTCCATCGGGCGCCACTCGGCACGGTCAAGCATCCAGCGTTTCGATCCTTCGTCAATGGCTCCCTTGCAATCCGCGCATTCGTAATAGGTTTCATTCAAGATCCGCATCCTGTCCCACTTCCCAAGCAGATTTTTGCAGTGCTCATAGACGATGCGGCCCGTCTTGATCTTTCTTTTTTCTCCCAGGGGAAGCGGACGCGGTAGTCGTGCAACTACTTTTCCCGTTTGCTCATCCTTGATCTCATCGATCACATCACTGAAGGGGATATCGATCTCTTCCGGGAAGAAGGTAAGGAACTGCATGTGGCCGCAGTGAGGGCACGGCACAAAGTATTCCTCCTGGTTGCCGCGCTTGAACGCTAGATTGATTGGTCCACCTTCGATCTTTGGCTTCGAAAGGTTTACCTGAAGCCCTCCAGTGCTGGTTTTTTTACGGCTGGAGAGATCGCGTAGGATGAACTTTCCATGCTCATCCACCTCATCGCTGATTAGGAGCGGCGCCTGTTTATTGGCAAATTTTCCAGTTGAAAAGGATCCGTAGAAGAGAAGTTCCATTCCACGGAGTTGGAATTCGAGGGTTTTTATGTCATCGGGATCCCCGGTGAAAATTGTCTGATCTAAAAACTTGAAGGAGCGAAGAAGACGACGGGCAATTTTTTTGGCTTCCTCGGCACTATCAATCGCATAGATGACGTTGCAGGGCCTGAAAACGGCTTTCCATCGGATGCCATTAAGGCATCCCTCACTGAATCCTGATTGACTGGATTTCTGGACGTTGAATTCGTTGACCGGAACTCGGATCCACTCTTGTGCGTTGAAATCCCAACACCAAGTGAAGGGATTCCGTATTACTTCCTGCAGCCTGCGTACCCATGGGGTTTTACTGCTGCGATATTCACCAGGCTCAGCCGCATCTTCGTTTTGAAGAAGGACGGTTTCATCGGCCCACTCCCAAATTTCTCCGTCTGGGGGTGGAGTAAATGCCCTTCCAAGGGCCCGGGCCACAAGCGAGCGCGACCAATCATGCTCCCTGATCAGGTTGGAACGATCAGGCGGCAAGCTCGCGCAATAAATCATCCTGTTTCAGGGTTGGCAGGTGAGAGAGGATCCTTTCCTCGGATCTGCGCGTACGTGCGATCGCGGCCGTCACCTCTTGCCGCTGCTCAGCATTCAGCGATGGACAAAGTTCCAGAACGCGCCGTTCCATCGATGTCTGGGTTTGCCTGAGTAGCTCGGCAGCAGCTGCCAAGTCTCTTTCAACCGCATCCCTAAGGATGAAGAGACCACGTTTTTTCAGGCGTTCGGTTACTCTGGACTCAATTTTATCGATGGTTTCACTGAGTTTGAGGTATTTTTGCTCCGCAAGAGTGCAATCCTCACCGGCTTTAAGTGCTTCGCGAAGTTGATGGAATTTGGCTGCTTGGATCTGTTTCAGTTCCTTGAGCCGGTCTCCTTCCTCCGGATCGTAACTCTCCAGGTCGATTGGTTTTAATGTGGCGGCGGGAGGCGCGACTTTCGATGGGTCGGGGGTGATTTTTTTTTCCTCTGCGGTAGCTCCTATTTCGGCGGATTCCTCTTGTGAGATCTCTAAGGCGTGCCCGGTTGTTACTTTTAATGCTGCTTCCTCGATTGCTGCCGGCAGATGCCAGGTGAAGTGCCGAGGCCACCAGTTCATGAGTGCCCTGGGATCATGGAGAGGACAGGGATCACCAGCGGCCTCTCCTCTTTCCACCCAACGGCGAAGAGATCTCCAACCTTTTTTGTAAAGAGCAGCGTAACGCGCCTGATCTTCCATCGTGAGCTTTACAAATTTCGCTCCTTCCGAGTTATCGGATGCAGATGTAGCTTTTTGCCCACTCTTATCCTGTGAATCAAACTCAGGGTAAGCGGCTCGGATCTCGGCAATCTGGGATGAGGATAGATTCTGCCCAGCCTCGTACTTCTTCAGTAAGGCGGAAACACGCTTTTGGGATGCACTTTCCGGCTGCATACACCGTTGCGGTTGTCAAATTGTCAGAAAAAAATCAGCCCTTTGTCAGAAAAGAGAGTGAAGAGACGGCACAACCGGCGTGACCATCCAGTGTAGGAAAAGATTCCTTACCCCCTACCCCTTAAACAACCTGTCATAATGACGGATATGACAACGCTAGAATTGTCAAAGCGTCACCCTTAATTGTCTAATCATACGCCACTTATTTAGATAGTGACGCTTTGTATATATATATACGTGTTCTCATAAGAGTATATATAGAGCAGTAGCAGCAGTACCACAGCCAACGCGCACTACGAAAAACAACCTCAAACCGTCACTAGCCATATAACTCGTTGATACATCAACCCTTAAGGGTGACGGATACCACAACAACAACAAAACAACCCCGTCACCGCGCAGGACGCGCTACAGTGTTAGGCTGGACGAGCAATGATCCAACGCCGCTCAGTATTCAACCGATGATGAGCGACGCGCTCAGGTTGATCTTCCTTCAGACGAGCCATTAAACGATCAAGCTTGTTGTGCAAGACTACTTTTTTCATCTCCCTGCAAACCGTACTGGCAATCGAAGTCTCACCCAACAGCAGGCGTTCTAGCTCGATTGCAGTCCCTTCCCACAGTTTACCTAAGTGCTTCGACGCACTGGGCAATTCCCAAAGCTTCACATTATCAGGGCCAAGCACGGCGGAATCAATAATGGATAGCAGTTCGGCCGCAGGCGTGTCATCGAAGAGTTCCATCGACAATACGGGATGATGCCATTCCTTGACTCCAAAACGAACGCTCTGCAGTTCGTCCTTGATCACGAACTTGTTCAGCAACCACCAGGCATACGCTGGAAGTTGTTCGGCAATCACACGCCGAAACTCCGATCGTTCAGAGAGTGTATTGGTTGGCATCGGTAGAGGACTGGCTGAAATTAAGAATAAACTCACCTTGTCTTTCATGTCCGGTGTCAATAATGGCAACACGCGCATCTTATCAGGATCGTCATTTATAGAGATCGTAGTGCGGAAAAATGGAGACACTACCATTGCGTCTTCTCTCTTTCGGTGAAGTCTTTGCGTATCATTTACAACAAGCTGCTTTAGCATCTCACCAAAGAAAACACGGTCCACTGTTTTGGTTGAACTAGCCGGATCTTCCATCATCAAATGTTCCGCCGAAAACATCTCCCCATTAAAATCGGTTCTACCGAAGAGATAAGGGCCCGGATCCGCGCTACGTCCACCAAGCAAGCCGGTAATGATATGATGCTGAATTCGCGACTTTGCCGAATCCCTAGGACCTGCAAAAATGCAACATTGACCAGGCCGGAAGTTACCAGGTCCACCGAGATACAGACCTTCGATCGCCGTCTTTAGCCAGCCGTGAAAATAGGGTGTCTGATCGTGCCCTCCTCCATTGGCAGTGAGATTCATCTTTGAATTGATGATCTCTTCCACCATCGACCAATCACCTTCCTTTGGTTCAACCAACTTGGGCGAATGGCGCACAACAATGCGTTCGCCAGAAACGAGGTGATAAATTCCCGATCGATACCCCGGTAATGCCGGCAGAATCTCCTCAATCATCCTGTGTTCACGGATATGAAGAAGGAGGCGTTCCTGATCAGCAAGAAATTCACCTTCGCGTTTATGTTTTTTGATGAATTTCTGAGTCATCAAGCTCTGAACCGCGCTGGACGGCCATTTGGCCCAACCGCTTTTATTGCCCAACCAAAACGATTCCCCACCGCCATTTTCCCACCAAATATTCAGCCCTTCGGAAATCTCGGCAGGATCAAACTTCTTTGGAATTGCAGCGCCGCCTGGCTGAAACTCAGCAGCTTCACCCTTTTCGGGCTTCACTGCCTTTCCACGGCGTTTTTTGGGAGGTTGTTGGGGAGCAGTCATTAAAAATCAAAGTCCATGAAGGCTTGTTTCAGTTCGGGATCCCGCCATGCGGAATCATCGATAAAAACCAGATCGTTAAGATCCTTCACCGGCTGACCATCGGCTCGTGTCAACCCGGCAAGCGAAAACGACTCTACGGCCGCACCAGCAGCACAGAGCTGCACGGTCCAGCGCGCTGCTGCTTCACGGCCCGGATAGATGGGAGGTTTTTCTGGATGATTTGGAACAGGCTTGGGTGAATCCTCATCCATCATGATCCTGACACGCTTCTGACGGAAAAACGACAATGCCTCATCACAGATCGAGCAGGAGGCTCCGAGCATTGAGCAAACGGCAACCACGTCCTGACGGCCGTAGCGCAACAGGAAATGCCATGCGGCCAACATGTCAGCACCGCCCTCAACAAGGAGCACACAGCCACGCTCACCGATCTCAGCAGCCCCCAGCGGCCATGTTGGAGACCCCTTTGTCCAGCACTTGATGGATCCACCGTCTTTTGTGGTGAAATTAGCACCATCAAGACGACGAAATTGCGCCACATAGCGCATATGGTCGCTTACTACCCAGCAGGGTGAGGCATCATTGGCCAAAAACCACTCTTCTGAATTACGCGAGTACTGGGGCCACATGCACATACCCACACGACGCACGGCCGGACTTGCCGCGTAAGCCACTGCTTGCACATCGAGTTTGCGCAAATTCGCAAGTTGGCGAGATTCCTCCGCTGTCATCAGTCTCATTCTCGGGAGGGCGGCTGTTTTTTGTGGCTTTCGCGCCACTTCCGTCATTCGCGGCATTTTTGCCGCCACTTTTTGTTTGAATTCCTCAGGCGGCAACGACGCGAGTGACGCTAAAAGCGCAACAGCATCAACAAAACCACCCCCGCGACGGCTCTGGATGAAGGCGATGATGTCGCCATTCCATCCGCACCCAAAGCAGTGCGCATGATCCTCTCGCGAGTCCGGATACACGTAAACCGTGAAGGAGCAGGACTTCTCCTGGTGAAACGGGCAATGAGCGACCAGCAACGCACCAGATCGACGAAGAGGCACTCCTTCGATCGCCATCAGATCAGCAAATGGAAGCCGGCGCTTCAGCTCCTCCACGTCGTATCGATCCCGCTGTGCCATTGCTTAATGGGCTGGAAACTCGTTGTGAATGACGCCATCAAGGAGATTGCACTCAAAGAAACCCAATGATCCCTTGCATGGAAAAAACGTCAGCGGCCTCGGATCTCGCAGGACAAACCCGTACCGACCCATAAACCAAGGAGAATTACTGCGTTCGACACAATCAACGATCTCCACAGATCCCACAATTCCACCACGGGGAATGGTATTAATATTTACCTGTTCGAAATGTCCACTCGGCTTTGCATCGATACTATTTTTAAACAGTATGGCATCACACCACTCATCTTGAGTCATACCCTTGGAAGCATGGATCAGAATTCGTCCGCGAAAGTTTGTGTTCCAGGACCTGTTTTCAATATCTTTTCCAAAATAAAGGATCAGGTGCGCCCAGGGCTGGCGAATTGATAGAGCTTTCATAAATTAGTCTTCAAGCCGGTCGGGCAGTTCTGAGAGAATTGCTTTCCAAGAATCCTCGATGTAGCCACGCACTCCCGGGTGCTGGCAGTTCTGATCCTTCAGCCACGCGAGATAACTAGCAGGCACGTCCTGCATCTTTTTCCCAATATGAATGCCAAAAGGCATTTTATCCTCGTCGGTCAGGTGAACGCTCATTGTTTTTTACTTTTATCAAGCCTCCGATGCAGAGCCGTCATGGCTCTAGGCTGATCCCGTTCCCAATAACGCTTTTCAGCGCATTTTCGTGAGCAATAAGGAAAGCACCCTTCTCGGGTTAACAAGTTTCTTAACCCTTTGCCTCGGGCAAATTTCTTTCCGCAAAGGCCGCATGGAATCCATTGGGGGCGTCGTTTATTAGTCTTCATAGGATGAATAATTTTTGGCTTATTTCTCGCAGTCGTTTTGCCGTTGAAAGGTGCTCTAGATATTCTCGTTTCCGCTGCCGTCCCTCTCTATCGGCGCCCCACTTACCGCCAAATATGGTGTAGCTGTTGGCGATAGTCTGTGCGTGCTCTTCGAGCATATTAGCAGCGAGAGTTAGGATATTCTTTGATGTCCTGCTTTTCATGGATGTAAATAAAAGTGCGCTTGCTCCTGTGGCAGCTTTAAGGCGCTGAAAATCAAAGCTTCCGTTCGCAGTATCTTCCTGAGAGTTACGAAGTTTTTCTGTCCCTCATGCCAATAGTAGAGCCAGTAATCACCGCTCTTGTTGGAGACAAAGAACGGCCTATTGCCTCTATCTATGAATACAAACTCATCCACACTCTCTGGAGCTGGAGGCCTATTCTCGTCAGGCCAACCACATTCCTCACAGTACTCTGGAAGCCCGCGAGGTTGCACGGTTGGCTCTCCGCAGTGAGGGCAGTTGTCGATCATAGTTGAACCCTCCTAAATTCGATTACCCAAACCCACGGATTAAGATCCCAAGATCCTTTCCCATTTATCTTTTCCCAGAGTTCTCGGAAATGAGCGCAGCAAAAATCTGACGCAACCTGCAACACTCCCTCCGAGTGTGCATCTTCTTCACTAATGTCATTCAGTCGCTCAATCCTAATATCGGCAATCTCCAACGTGATGCGAGATGCCCAGCGAGGCATGTAGATCGAAGGTAGGAGCTTCCAAAACCTGTTTTGTCTCAGGCTGGCGACATCGATTATATTACCTGTTTCAATTCCGTTCTTCGCTACAACAAACCCATCGACAGCCATTACTGCTAAAGATTGGTCGCGCCTGTCCATCCAGTGAGCCTCACGTACCCATAGGCGGTCTCCTACGACACCGTATGGGCATTTGCAGGCCTCTTCATCAAAATACCAGAAATCCCCAACGGTCTCTTCCTTCAAGAGGTTCATAACTTCGAACGGGGAAGAAACCATGGTTGAAGATTGCAGGCGTCGAGCTGCGATCCTCCGAGTCTGAGTCTTGCGCCCCTCCAGGAGGGCTCGGACCATCGGAGCAGAGAAAAGGATATGACGCCATTTCATCTCGGCGCCGTGTTTTGAGGGGAGGATTCCTTCTCATCAGTAACTTTCCAGGCCTTATCGCATTTGCAGCAAGATGGCCCCGGAATAAAAGTAAGTGTGGCTATTTGAGTGAATCCGATGGATCTAGTTTTCATCACAAAGCGATTCGTCCCCGCTGCAGCCTTGCAGTCGCACTGCTTGACGTAGGTTATTGTTCCGAAATCAGTATTCATCATTCGCCCTTCGGTTCGGGCAGAGGTGCCCAGTGGGTGATTACGCTGTCAATAGGCTCATCCGTGTGAGCGTTCATCCACTTGCCGCCCTCATAGCAGGCGATGAAGTGAGTCTCCTGATCCCATGACAGGACACAGAGGGGGCGAGCGGGAGGTTCAGAAGCTGGATACCATCGGATAGAAGAACGTGGACCATAGGAATTAGCATCAATTTTGATTTCTCTTAAAATGGAGATTTCAACTAATGGCCTTGGGTCTACGGTTTCCTTGGTCCATGGGGTCTGAAGAGCAGTAACAATTCCCATTCCAAAATCCCCTGCTGGGATAAATTCATCGCTGGATGGAAACGGTTTGTCTAAAGGCCACCGAATCACTATCGAATTGTTTTCCACTAAATCTTTCATGATCTAGTCTCTGTGTTTGCCTGCCCTCGATCGGATCCGATCACGTTAAGGTGACGGTTTTTCGGCCATCCGGTCGCTTTTAATTCCTTAGTCAGCTCGGACACGTCCTTGAAGCGTCGTAATACAATTCCGCAGGGAAGGCAGTGGACCATATCGACTGACTGGGCTATGGGATCCCCGCAGCGGGCACAAAGAGGAGCGCTCATTTCCCCTCCTTCGCTTCCAAAAGTGCATTCACTCCGTCCACGGTGATCGGAAGGGGAATTCCCCTTTGAAGGAGGTGCTTTCTTACCTCGATCAAAACATCCATCGACATTCCAAAAAGGGAGAAATCCGAGTTAATGAATTTAGAAATCTCAGATCCGTGAACTATTACGCTTTTCCCGTTGATATCTCTTAACTCAACGAGATCAGAAGACGGTGATGCAGATTTGTTTTTCATGTTTTTGCTCCTGGTTGGGCGATCTGGGGGAAAGGGACTGCCGCTCGACCGAACGGCAGTCCCGGTGATTTGATTTGCTATGCGCTTGCGCTGCCGGTTCCTGTGGCACTAGGACCGGAAGCAGCAGGGCTTTTGCCTTCAGCCTTCAGGATGGCGTTGTGAAGCGTCTCTAGGGCCTTGTCTCCAAGACTGCGGGCCTTGTTGACAATATCAGTGACGATCGCGTTTGCTTCAGCCGGGACAGCTTCACCACGGCAGGCCAGTTCATTGGTCACCTTGTGGATATCTGCCAGGGCTGTAGTTTCGAGGGCGGAGAGCCGCTCTTTAATGTTAGTTAGTATTGGGTTCATGTTGTTGTTGTTATGGGTTGACTGCGGTGGGGTATTTAGCGGGCGAGGTAATAATATCTCATCATAAAATGCTCAGCTGCTTCATCCGGAGGTAAGGGGTAGATACGGTTCGGAAGAGGGGTGATTCCCTTTAGAATTGCCCATTCATCATCGTGAGCAGGCATTAGATCTCTCTGTTCAGTTGCTAAAAGAATCAGATCGGCTTGCTTTACGCAGATCGGGATTTCCTTAATTCCAAAACGATCAAAAACTGCCTTTTCGACTCTCTTTTCGATCGCTTTATATTCGGGAAGCAAATGCTTAAGAGGCCGTGTTACATCCCCTACAAAAGCTTCAGCTGCATCATGTAAAAGCCCCTCAAACGCAAACTTATCAGGGACGCACTGGCTCACATGAAGTGAATGCTGGGCAACTGAATAGAAAAATCGTGTATGACCAGCAAACCTGCATTGCTTCGCAAGACTGAATGCAACATCTTCAATGCTGAAAACGGACTTTTCAGGTTCGATAAAATCGAAGTAGTGACCTGATCGAGTGAGAATATCTGCGCGCATATTAGGAGTCGATTGAGTCTTCGTTCCGTGAACGGAAATATGCCCGGATGTCATCCCTGAGACGGACATGGCGATCAGAGCCGTCGTACCGCAACCGAAATAGCCCCTGGCTGTCCTTTCTCAGATCGGTGAGGGGATTGAAGGCGCAAGCCTTTAGGATGCTCTCACGCTCTCCGTAGCGGCGTTCCTTCATCTTTCCGTGCCAATAGTGGATAGCCCCTCCGTTTACTACTCCGATGTCCTTCCGGAAGGCTTTCTCAGCCCTGTTTCCCCAGGCGATCAGCTGCGCAGCAAATGGAGCTGAATAGGCAGCTGGAATTGCATCGGCCATGAATCCGGCCTTTCCTGCGGCCATGAACCAGTCAGCGGATCCCAGAATGCAGAAATCAATTAGCCCACCGACTTCATCGAGTGCCTCGCGGCGGTAAGCCCATGCTCCTCCTGGTGGCCCCCACTCCGAGGATGGCTTGGAGGCGACTATCTTCTCCCCCTCATCAACGTAATCGCCTGAGGCCACGAAACTATGCTTGCGTGGATGATGGAAGATGGGATTCCTAACTACCCCTTTCTGAGTCTGGAATTCCTCCCCACGCAACCAACGCTCCGCGAATCCGACTCGAGTATTGATTGGCTCATTGACCGGATCCAGATAGGTCACCGAAGAGAACATCTGAACAACTGGATGATGTTGCAGCTGCTGAAGCGTCTCCTGTGCCCAGTCCGGACGTGTGAACAGGAAATCTGCATCCACTACGGCGATGTATCGCGCATCTTCAGGGATCCTGCTGATTCCGATATTGAGAAGATTTTCCTTGTACCAAAGCTCATCGGAAGAGCGCACCTGAACATGCCATGGATTGCCGGCAGTGGTGACCTCGAATGGACGGCCTCCGAAGGCAGCTTCTACGGTCCAAAGGGTGGCGCCGGAATCAGCAACCATCTTTTCAAATGCCCGGTAGAGCCGGTAACGCGAGAGGAAACGGGATGGATTGGCAATGGCCGTTACGACATGCAGTCGGTCCGGAAAAGCGTGGAGTCCTGGCACCGAGTGGGGTGCATGGGATGGGTGAACGATGTTCATTTGTTGTTTTTTGAGGGTGAAAGGTGGACTAACGCGTGGGATCTGAATGACGGGTGGGAATAGAAGGGCACGGTCCGCCCGTGTCACGAGGGCCGCACTCCACTACCTCTTTCTTCACAACCTCAAGTTGAGGCTCATCGATATAGGGACTGTCTTGAGGAAGGCCGTCCTTTAGCACATCGGTTTGCACTGCAATCCTCGTGCAGCCATTCAGGAATTCTACGCGGGCAGTGGCGATCCCGGTAAATCCAGTTACTTTGTCTTTTACCTGATCTCCCAAGTTTATTTTGCTCATATTTTTGTTTTTATTGGTGATTACTGACGTTGTGAAAAAAGGGAGTGGAAGCTGCCTTCCTGTGAAAGTGGACGGTTGAACAAATGAGATGGAGACGGCCTGTCTATTTCCCGTTTCAGTTTCCCAAGGGACTGATCGTTGGGATTCTTGAAGAATGACTCCACGGATTTTCTAATCCTTCTGATCTCTGCCAGAAGCGCATCGCGCTCATCGGTGATTTTCTTGAGGGAGATCATCAGACAACCTCCTCAAATTCACCCGCATCATTGAGCTTGTAATCGGTGTCGGCCTTGATGCCGTTTTCGCCGATATAGGCCACAGAAACCCTCCAGCGTTTTTCCTTATCAACCCACCGAGTTAGTACGAGAGTCCCACCATCAGCAGCCCGGGCAACGCAACCATGGGAAGCTCCTATTACCAGCGAAGATCTACCTGATGCTGCCAACTTCGAGGAGTATCCTGATGCTGCCAACTTCGAGTAGTCGCCTGATGCTGCCAACTGCGAGTAGTCGCCTGATGCTGCCAACTTCGAGGAGTATCCTGATGCTGCCAACTTCGAGGAGTCGCCTGATGCTGCCAACTGCGAGTAGTCGCCTGATGCTGCCAACTTCGAGGAGTATCCTGATGCTGCCAACTTCGAGGAGTATCCTGATGCTGCCAACTTCGAGGAGTCGCCTGATGCTGCCAACTGCGAGGAG